TTATTTGTCTAATTCCACCATCACTTCTTCCACTATCTCCTCGGTCACAACTTCTCCATTTTTTACTTTCTCATGTGGCAAAACATAATCAAAAATCTGTCCGTTTTTACGCACGATCATAACTGTGTCTCCTGTGATATATCCACGGTCAATCGCTTGTTTAAACTCGTCGTATGTTAGCATTTTTACCCTCCTACTTATTTATTCGTATTTTACAGGAAATAATATAATTAAATTTAAAGGTCGTTTAAATTTAATTAACATCTTTTTTGTTACAAACTAAAATATTGATTGTTAGCGAATATTAAATAAAAAGAAATTTTAGCGTAATATTATTGATAAATTAATTTTATTAATTTTAAGTTTTTTTAATTTAAAGTGATATAATTAACCTGTAAATAATAAAAGGAGGACATGGATATGTCTAAAGCAAATCGTCGTATTTGGCAAGGTTTAGCTGTCATTTTAATAGCTATAATAACCACTTTCACAACAAGTACTGCCACGGCAGCCAAAAAAATTAGAAATTTCCCTACTACCACGGAGATTTTGTCAGGAACGAAGGCGACTGAAGCACCTGGAATCTTGCCATTTACTGGTAGCTACAAATTAGTTTTGGGTGACCTTGATAATCTGCGAAGACCAACCTTCGCACACATACAGCTTAAAGATCAGGATGAGCCTAAAATTCAGCGAAAAGGACTTAAATTCAATCCTCCAGGCTGGCATAACTACAAGCTGACTGATGCTAATGGGAAAACAACTTGGTTAATGGATCGCGGCCATCTGGTTGGCTACCAATTTAGTGGTTTAAATGACGAACCTAAAAATCTAGTTACAATGACAAAATACCTTAATACCGGTTTTAGTGACAGAAATCCTTTAGGAATGCTCTATTACGAAAACAGATTAGACAGTTGGTTAGCTTTACATCCTAACTTCTGGCTAGACTATAAAGTTACTCCCATTTATCATGAAAATGAGTTAGTCCCTCGCCAAGTAATTCTACAATATGTTGGAATTGATGAAGATGGAAATCTACTTCAAATTAAGTTAGGTGGTGAAAAAGAAAGTGTAGATAACTACGGCGTAACATCAGTTACACTAGACAACGTATCTCCTTTAGCTGAATTGGATTACCAAACAGGAATGATGCTAGATTCAACTCAAAACGAAGAAGATAGTAACGTAGAAACCGAAGAGTTTGAAGAAGCCGCTTAACATAAATTGACTGCACTATAAAAAACAACCGCCCAGAAATTAATCTGAGTGGTTGGTTTTTTTATTTCAGTTTTTCTTTGACAGCATCTACTGCCCCTTCAACTGCTTCTTTAGCATCATCTGCTAGTTCTTTACCTTTGGCAATTGTTTTTTCAACAAATCCTTTTGCCTCTAACTCTTTATCACCAGTTAGCTTTCCTGCACCTTCTTTAAGGCTACCTGAAGCTTGTTCAACTTTTGCTTTTAGTTTTTCTTCTGACATAATATGCCTCCTTTATTTTATTCTATGGTAACACTTTGAGCATCTATAAGCAAACAAAAAAACCAGCCGCATGGACTGGGGAAAATTAGCTTTTATGAAAGATTTAGGATTATGAATATATATTAGCACACAACAAATAAAAAAGCAAGAGCCGCTAGTGTCAGGCAGTTCTTGCTAAAAATTTCTATTTTTTTGAATTTGTAAAAGCAGTGCACTTTATTCCATTAATCATTGCCTTAACAGAATCATAATCTTTAAAACCTAAAAGCTTTGCCCTACTGTCATCTTCTTTACAAAGAGCCTTCAAACTAGACTGTATTTTTCTCCATTGATATTTGGAGTTAATAGTATTTACAAGATAGACTACAATAGCAATAATAACGGATAACTTATTAGAAGGTTTAGTCACGTTATGTTTAATTTTTACTGTATCAATATAATTTCTCCATTCTGAACGAAGTTTAGGCTTTGTTGTGATTTGAATATCCAGTACATTTGAATTATGAGCACATACATTTCTTATGAAATTCAAACATTTAAGCCACGAAACAAGTTCTTCTGGTGTACAACTGTAATATTGACAAATCTGTTTAATATTCTTCTCGCTCATGATTGTTAAGATTGAAACGATGTCACCAAACATCAATAAATCAATAGCAAGCCACACTGTTGGGAATCCATCTGGATCAAGGTTAATTGATTTTTGTAACTCAGTTAGTTGAGATTTTCTTACAGTATTCAATAAATTCTTTTTAATCCTAAATTGTCTTTTTTCAATATCATATTTTGTAAACTTATTCCTATTAGCCCATGAAGAGAAATTTAAATATCCAAATGCTCCGTATCTATCCCCCAAAACAAAAGAAATTTTTGTTTTAATAGACACTTCAATTTTTTCAATAGCGTGCAGTAGATAGATTCTTAAGTTTTTATCCTGATAATATCTTGCCAAAACTTCTGCAAACTCAATATTATCATATAAAATATCTTTCTCCTCACCATCTTGTCGCTTTATTTCAAGTGGTTTTGCAAATTCTTTAATTCTATAATAACTGATGTGTTTGATTTTCTCTACATCATCAGCTTTAACAATTAATCCACGTTTTTCAAATAACCTAATTTGATCTTCCCATGTCAAAGCTAAAGGTTGTTTCATAACTCTCCTAACGATATAAAAAAAGCCCCATATCAGAACGTATCTGCCTTTAAAGGAATGGGGGGTTTGTCTTGTTAAGATAATTATACTTTTTTTAAAAATAATGTCAAGACACAAGATCGTGTCTTGAAACTTATAAATTCAAGCGAACACAACATATTGAATGATTTTATATAAAAATACATTTTTTAACACAATATATTGTAAAAATTTTGTTGCATTCACTATTAATAACAAAAACAGCCCCCGCAAAGCGAGGGCATTTGTCTTATCTTAAGGAGCTTTACCTCCTATCTAAAAGTACCAAAATTAGTCACACGTCGGCCATTTTGTGAGTTTCCGACCGCAACGTATCGTCTAACACCAGTCACACTGATATATGTTACCCAAATATAGCCGTCTGAGTCAATCCAACCATCATAGTTAAATTCCATGTTTTCACCATAAGTTGCCACAATTTCTGCATCTAGACGAGGTGCAGAACGGACATTTAAAGCAGCAACACGAACGGTAAAAGTACCTGTTTCAGGGTTAACTACATAAGTACCATCTGACTGTGCAACCACTGGAGCACTTGGTTCTATTTCTTGCACCGGTGTATTATCGTAAGGAGGGTAAAACCAACCCAAAATATATCCAGTACCATCTTCAAACGGACGATCCACATAACGTGCTGGTCCACCAATATAAAGGGCGTCAGCATTACCATCTACGTTTTGCTCGATGTTATGCAGAACATATCCGTCTGATGTAACAATGACTAACCCAGTATGACCATAGCCGTGAGCGTAAGTTACCATCACAAAGATAGCCCCAGCTCGTGGATTAACTCCAGGAGCATTGTAGACCACTTCCATTCCTTGGGCGGCTGCACTATCTAGTAAGTCAATAGCATTTCCCCAAAGGGCAATGCCAAAATATTTTGTCGTGATCCAGTTTGGCAAGTCCACGCACTGCGTACCGTAAACATTATCGAGGTCAACCCCTTGACCAGTGTCTGCCAATCCCTTGGCAAAGGATAATACTTCATCTAAAGTTGCCATATCAGTTACTTCCTTTCTTCAAAAAACGGGCTTAAAATCAAAGCAACCACAGATAATGGCACATACAGTATTGCGATTGCTAGTATTAACGCTAATCGTGTGATTGCTCGCATGGCTCCTCCTATTTTTTGGGCTCATGGTAAGTCAATGCTTGCTCACTATCTGACAGGCCTTTCGTGGTTGGATCTGTGACAACACCGAGCAATACCAAAAGCGTTACAGCTGTGTTTGCAATATCCGCGATGTTTGATGGTAGTTTAATACCTAATTGCTGTGCCAGTAAAAAGATAGCTCCTAAAATAGCCATCAAGGTTACTTTGTTTTGTAGTCGTAATTTTAAATTGATCATGCTTCGCCTTTCATAATATCTTTAAGTTCTCTTACCTCACGATTGAGGTTTTTAATTTGCTCTGTCATTGTGATGAGCGTTTTGTTTTGCTCATCATGCTCCTCAAGACGCCTAGCATTTTGACGAGTGACAATTTTTAAATGCTCAACCTCAGACTGCAACAATGTAATATCTGTCGCATGCTTGATAGATTTTGCATTAAAAATATTGTAAGTCGTGACGATAGCTAAAATAAAGCCACCGACGCCAAATATCAACTCTGTTGCCATAAAACACCTCTAATCTTGTTTAACCAAATCAGCGTACTTGATAACTGTTACTTTGGCTTCTGACTCTAGCTCCTCTAAGGTCTGTGCCTCATAAGTAAACGGCTCGTTGACATGTACAAAGACAAGATTGCCTTCGCCTGCTTCACCGTCTTCCTCTTTAGTACTGTCGACCACCGTAAAGACATCATAGGCTTGATACTCACCTTTTTTGGCTGGCTCGATTAGCTCAAGCATGCCTTTATAAATGTCAGAATCAATCTTGCCGCCGCTCGTTAACATGTGGATGGTTTGCAAGTTAATCATTCGCTGTGTACGCTCTGCGGACACCTTAGCTAATCCTGCGGCTGTTTGAGCAGTCTTGGCAGTCTTAGCAGTTTCCTGTGAGATTTTTTCAAGGTCGTCTACCTTTTGCACGGCTTCGCCCATTGCAATTTCAACGTATTCAGATTTTTTAAATTCTTCCAAAGTAGCTTTGATAATCTCTGTGTCATTAGTCGAGATTAAGTCTTGCTTAACAAGTTGAGAGATGACTGAGCCATCCTCAGCAGTGATAATAATATGTGTGCTTGCGACTGCTACTGTGCTGTCAAATTGTGGGTATTTTCCTGTCACTTTCCAATTTCTCATGGTTTTTCTCCTTTTTTACTTTCTTCAAATTGTTCCAAAATGTTGTCGATAAGAATGATTTCAGATGATGTAAATTCATCTTCACACTCTTCTAAAAAGTTTAAAAAGTCAATAAATCGCTTGGAGTACTCACCCCCTTTAATCACAATTTCTTCATCAGCTAGCTCGTTGAGTAGGCCGTTGAACTCGTCGAGTTTAGCGGGGTCTGCTAGCTTGATGTTTTTGTGCTCATCAATGACAAACTTGCCATCTTTGTCTTTTTGAGCATACAGATCAATAAGGTCACCCTCATCCTTGGCGTACTCTTTGAATTTATCTACTACTTTTGCGAGTAGCTTAGCACGTCCGCGGTTTGCTCGCATGTTCGTGACTTTGATTTTGTCTAGTACACAATATAGTGTGTTTAAATCTTTGTTTTTAATAGTTAATTGCATATTATCTCCTGTTAAATTTTTGTGATGTAGTTATTCAATTCCCCATTCACAGCACTTACAAAATTGCCATGAACGGTATTCCAGCCGACGTTAGCTAAGTGCTTCCAACAGCGGCCTAAGGCTACTACAGCCGCATACAAGTCGTTCATGTCGAGCACTTTTTCCATTTTGTCTGGTCTAAACTTAAAGCCTCTATTGATGCTAAAGTCATCTGCAATCAAGACATTATCACCGTATAGCTCGGTTTGGTCGACTGCAGCAGTATGATTATATCCCGTAGCATACCTAAATGACCTTAGCCCTGCAAAACGTCCAGATGACGCACTGTTGACCCCATCACCAGATGAGGTGATACCAATAGAGGCATATAATGCCGAACCTGTATAACCTTTTGGTGTGGCATTACTAAAGTGTACAAAGGCAGTGTGGGTACCGTCTTTACGCACTAAAGCGTTATCTCGGCTGTTAAAGTTGATGGTCGCATTACTATTAAAATCCATCTTAGCCGAGCTAAGATCAATAAGCATAGCGCTATTGCGTGCCTTAATCACTTTACCCTCAAGCATGTCAACAATCGCATAGCCAATTTTAGCTTTGATAAAGTTAGCGTCTAAACCAACGATACTGCTGGCGTTTAGATTAATAATACGAGCTTTAGAGGCATCTAAAGTGCCTGCTATGATTTGGTCAGCTCTAATTTTGATAGCCTCTGCTATCTTTGTGGTAAAGGTGCCGTTAACAGTCGTATTGCCATCGAGAGCGATGTGTTTACCTGCGATTGTTACTCCGTAGGAGTTGAGGTTAATTGCTGAGATAATCTCATTACCAGACATTTTGGCATTAATGCCGCCAGCCTTTTGGATAGCTAATTTAATGCTGTCTCCAGACTGGTTAATGATTGACATAACTCCGTCACGAGTCACTCGCTGGTCTATTTGGTATTGCAGCTGCGTAAAGCGTGATTGGATTTTACCAGTCGGGGATCCCACATCACTCTGCAAACCTCTAACTGTATGGGTTAAGCTACTGTAATTATCTTCCGCATCCTGCAAACGACGCTGATAACTCTCTAGGTCTTGCTGCACACGACTGACTGCTCCTGTCCTGTCTCTAATCTCTTGTGAGATTTGGCTAGCGGTTGTCTGTTGTACCGCTCTTAGTCCGCTAATTTGTGACTCGAGCTCTGTCCTCGTGCCTTGATTTGAGCGAGTAAACTCAGCACGTAAGCCCGCAAGTTTATTCTCGTAGGCCTCGGTCGTGCCTGATGAGGTTGTTTTAATCTTAGCAGACAACTGATGTAACTTATTATCATACTCTTGTGATAATCCTCGAGCGGTTGCTTGTATCTCAGCTTTTAGGTCGTATTTATCATTGGCCATTGTTGCTTTTAGGCCGTTAATGCCAGTCTGATAGCTTGCGGATAACTTCCTTTCAGCGTCTTGATATTCTTGTCGCAAACCATTGATACTAGCCTGTAAACTAGCTGTCTGTTCGTTTGCTTTGTTTAAATCAAGTTTTAGACCATCGACCGTCAAGCCGAGTTGAGCGGTCTTTTGCTCTAGCAAACTCTTAAGCTGGATACGCTGACCTTGCACTGTCCTTAGAAACTCGGACTTAAGTCCTCGCTCAGTATCAGATATAGTCTCTCTGATACCTTGAGCCGTTGTTAAAATCTCATTTTTAATAGTCGTATCAAAGTATGTCTGTAACATACCATGATTGTTTAACTTGATTTTTGCCCAGAGCTGGGAATTAGCGGTGTCTGTCAGCTCTAAGTTAAGCTCCTTGAGGTCTTTAAATAATCCAGTCGGATTACCTGTCCCCTCAACTACCACGGGCGCCACGTAATTAGTTGGCTTATCTCCTCGCTCAATCATGAGCTGATTAAAATGCGCTGTGCCTAGACACTTGCTAGCTAGTCTGACTTTTGGGTTGTCGTCCTCTGCGGTAAATGTGTAATGCACACGTCCATCCTTACCAATAACGAGATTTGACTCGTCTAATGTTAACGTTGGATCTCTACTCATATCTCCTCCTTTTTACATTTGCTTGGCCGTTAAGAGTGCTTTTAATTTTTCGACTTCACCATCAACATAAGCTTTGGTTGCCGCATGATCATTCGCTATGGGATCCTTGAGCTTCAGGTTGCCATCAATCTGCGAAGTTTCCTTGGCATAAAAACCACCGTCAGGCTTGACGTAGAACTTATCATCATTAAGGTTTCTAATCCTAAGCAACTTCCCTGTCGTACCTGATGTTGAGTTAATGTAGATTCCTTGAGCAGCAGTACCTTTTCCACCACTTTCCTGTTTTTTAACGATATCAATAGATAACGCTGCCGCATTTTTATCATAATCCGCTTTAATACTTGGGTTTTCGTGTGTGATTTTGAGCGTTCCCAATGCTTTTTCAACGCCTCTAATTTGCATCGCACTACCATTTTCATTGCCGCTAGTAATATTAAGCGCCGATGAAAAATTGGGGGTGGTTGGCTGACGCATCGCAATATTAACGGCATTTGTTGTTCCCTTATAATCGACAAAAAGCGCCGATTGATTGAAAGTCTCTTTACCCGTCCGCAAGCTCATTAACGGCCCATCACTAGTATCATTGTTAGAATAGACAACAACACCAGCACCTCTGCTAGACGACAAGTCAATATTGACCGCCCCACCCGTTGACGAGGAATAAGCAACAGTGGCGGCCGGCTTAAATTTTAGTTGACCTGTCATAACGCCACCTTTGAGATTTAATTTCTTGTCAATCTCTTGCTTCGATTCAGCTTTTGTATAGACGGTCTCTTTATCTGCTTTTTGTTGTAGTTTCTGAGCGGTCTCGACTTTTGTCGCTAATTCATCGATATTTGGCTTGTTAGTCAGTAGATTGTAATCGAGTGGGCTAATGTATCCAAGTTCACTAAATCGATTGTGGCCATCACCTGCTCTGACAAAACCTGTGTCTGTCTCAAAGCCTATCTCACTCTCCAGTAAGATGACATCACTACGAGCCCACTCGCTAGCAGTCATCCGCTTAAATTGGACTCGCAGCGGTATATTTTCACTCATTTTTTACCTCCGTCTAAAATCATTTGCGGGCTGTCTGACCACTGCCCTGCTATCGTGGCATTATTACCGTCAACCACATCTTTATAAGCCATCTCAAGGGCCATATTTTGCCCCTCTGAGGCGTTTATCTCAACAGACTTAGATTTATACCAATCACCTGTTAAAACGCCTGTATAGCTCAAAGGATAAACACTGATAACCTCTTTATCTTTAGTCAGATTAAAAGTCTGTGGCTCCATCTTAGCTTTGGTTGGTGTCAGCACTAACTTAACTCCCTTGTTGTTAGCCTGTGTCAGCGTGACAGCCACTTTTTTGAGTAGCTCACAAGTCTGGCTAAAGCTAATCGTGTAGGTCTCGCCACGCTTAAAACCACCGTCGTTGGCTTCTACCTCGATGTAATCCTCATCAATTTTTTTAACACGGTTAGGGTCGCCAACCAATAAATTTTTGTTGTAGCGGGTCTTACCGTCTGTACCGATAATCTCGGCATTTAGACGTGCCGTCTCGCTTGTCTCGCTGACCTTGTTTTTTAAGTCATCAAAGTTTTGCTTAAGAGACGGGATGTCATCAACTTTGATAGCCTCGGTGATTTTTTTGATGGCTTCTTCCGGTAACGTTAGGTTTTTGAGGGTGGCTCGGAACTCTTCAAGCTCTTTATCGGTGCGTTCATCAACTTCTTTGATTTGTTCTTTCAAGGTGTTGAATTGCAAGCCTTCTTGCTCAACCTTCTTTTTAAAGTTATCAAATTCAAGGTTAACTTTGCGCCAATTGTCTTCCATCTCCTTTTTGCCAGTCTCGATGCGTTTTTCGATGCCTTGCAAAAATTCCTGAAATGTCATCCCTAAGTCTGTGATAGTCTCTAAAGATTCATCTATCATGTTTTGGACAGCCTCTTTACGAGACCGTGACTCACGATTTTGGACAACGCTGTAATCACCAAGTGTTACGACTGACCTGTTAAAATTAAGCTTGTCAATATCAATCTCATCAACCCGAGTTTCAAAAGCTATTTTTACCTCATCATAGATAATGGCTACTGAGTCGCCTTTCCACGTCTCTGGACCAATGTCTAAGATTTCTGCCTTGTAAATTCTGATAGGGATTGACAAACGCTGCAATTCTTCCCAAGTTGCTTTTAAGAGTTCTGTCTTATCCTCGATTTCCTCATTGACAAAGACACCCCAGCGGTGTTTTAGCTCACCATTTTGAGACAAGCCGTATTCTTCCCTTGCACTATCTAGTGCTACAAAGTTTTGACCAGCTGGTTTGTCTATCGGGTCGCCTTTTTCGACCGACCAGACAACATCAGTAAATTCGATTCTTCGACCGTAGCCTTGCCACCTTTCTTCCTGTGGCAAGTGTCCCTCGACATCTTTAGGCTCAGCTTCTTCGTGTTGGATTTCCTCGCCTTTGCCTCGGCCAATCAAGCAGGTTACGATGTCATCTGTTGATTCCTCGTAGACGACTTTTAGCAGGTTGTTGCCATGTTCAAATTGCTTTCCAGTCGGCTTACCAAAACGCTTCTTAAGGTCGATATAGCGACTAGTAATTTTGTTATTGACAAAGGTGTATCTAACATTAAATTCGCAGTTAAAAGCTTCTACAACCTTAATCAGAGCCGCTCGTGGACTGATGTAGTAATAACTAAGTGTTCTAACCTCAGAAATTCCTTCAACTTTACCAACTTGGTAGCCTGTGTCCACTAAAGCATCTTCAAGACAAGCATCTGCGGACGATTGCCTAAATCGCTTGTCTTTGATAATGGCAATGGTGTCGAGGTCGCTCTCAGCTTTGTCTAAGCCTTTATAAAATTTACTGTCTTCTAGGTTATAATCAATAACTTTAAAAAGTTTGAAGACCTCTCTTTCCTCGTCTGGGACTTTATGGAAAAAACCAAAGTAGACAAAAGGCTCAATGTCATAGTCAATTGGCACTTCAAAACTAGCTTGGTCCCAATCATTGTTTTTGACCTTAAAATGCCACGATAGCAAGTCCTGATGGCCAACTGTATCAATTAATTGCTCCAGTTTATCAAAGAGATAAATCATAGATAAACCTCCCTAAACTCTGCAGTTATGGTGGCATTGTCACATTTTAAGGTGTTTACACCTGGTCTCAATTCAAAATAGCGACTGTTAACCATATCTAAATCGCCAAGGATGTTGCGGCCGTTCTGGGTAATTTTACCTGTGGCCATATCAATCTTGATTTCGTCAATGGTATAAGTACCAGTCAGTCTGATATACTTTTGACTTTCGACATGTAGCAGCTTGATTTCTTCTGTTGGTGATGAGAGGTTGAGAGTGATGATAGGTTTTGTATTGAATAAGCCATCATTTTGAACAACATCCCCTTTTTTGGTTTTTATACCAGACATTTTAAATGGATCATAACAGATAAAAACCAAGCCAATAATTTGTTCGTTAGAAACTTCTTCTGGGACATCTTTAGATTTAAAGATGCCTAGATAATTTCTGTCAGGTTCGTCTGAAAATGATAAAAAAACTTGATTGTGACTAACAATTAATTTGTTTAATTTTTCATATTGTAAACGCATTGACTTGTTATCTTTTCCACTGATTTTAGCTTTTATTTCTAGTTTTCTGACTTCAACTGTGGCATTGTGGAAATACTCTCCGTTTCGTCCTAACACACTTGTTGTTTGATGTTCTAAGTCCACCACATCACGACCAGAAACAGTCAATGTCCTAAAGGTACCGAAACCATTATTGAGTTCGTCTTCTAATACCTTTCCACCAATTGTTGTCTTTAAATTAAAAGTAACTTTCGGAGTACCTCTGATAGTATCGTTAAATTCGTACATTTTACTCCTTTCAAAAAACTAAGAGAAACAACTACCAGCTGCTTCTCTTTAGTCTGATTTTTTCAATTTTTGCTTGTTGATTAGTGATGTCACTTACAAATGCTTCGTATTCGTTTCCGCCTAAACTAAAGTTTATATACGCTGGTTGAGCTGTATGTACGAACTCTTGTTGCTGCGATAACGATTGTGAACTCTCTGATTTGATAACACCTTGGAATTTAGCTCCAATGCTAGCCAGTCTATCTGCGATATTAAAATCAAAGCTATTGATGCTATCAAATAACCCGCCAACAGAGTCGTCAACGACATCAGCGTTTTTGTCGATACCCATAGCTACCCCTTGCGGGATATATTGTCCAACTCGTTTTGCAAACAACCTTGACGGCGAATGAATCATCGCCTTGGCTCTTGCTGCTCTCTCGGCTTGTGCTACAAGGGCGTTTGCTGCAGCTGTTACAGCTCCTAGCGCTGAATACATTCCTTGCGCAAGCCCTTGTCCGATGTACGCTCCAGCTTGACGCATAGGACCAGCTCCCGCGTTGGCTCTTGATACCGCAGCATTAACCATGCTAGAAATAGCATTAATAACAGCACCTTGTTGAGAAGATAGCCCCCGAGCAAGATTTTGTCCTGAACGCTGTCCCGATTGTCTCATTTGTTGCTCTAGTTGAGACCCAAATGTCCTAGCCTGAGATAGCATTCGAGATAAGATTGATTGCATTTGAGAGGCCGCTTGATTAAATGATGTTATAATGCTGCTTACTATTGCAGCCATGGCAGATTGAATCATAGATTGCATGCTAGCAAATGCTGACGAAACAACTGTTGTACTAGAAGCAAAAGCTTGTATTTGACCAACAGTTGCTGTCGCAGAAGCCCCTATTTGGCTAAAGCCAGCTGATACAACAGAAAGCACAGCTGATAAACCAGCTATTGATGCAACTAGCACTCCTGTTGTTGCAGATAAGCTCATCAAATTAGCATTGAATGCTGCTATTGTAGGACCGGCAGATGCTAAACCTGTACTAAATGTTGATGATTGAGCAACAAACGCGGCAAAGCCAGCGCCAGCTTGTGCTAGAGCTGGTGTTATTGTCATTAGTTGAGCTTTAAACATAGTGATTGGAGCATTAATTGCAGTCAATCCAGTCACTGCTGCCACCGCCTGAGTAGTAAATGTGGTAAACCCACTCGCTGCCATCGTTAGGACTGGCGGTAGAGTTGCAACTGCTGTCTTAATAGTTGCCATGGTGGTGGCAAAGACTGTTAATCCAGCAACTGCTATAGTAGCACTTGTTGCTAGGTGTGTCATTCCGTTGGCTACTTTGCTCATAGCAGAGCCCAACATGGTCATTTGACCAGCTGATGCTGCTATTTTTCCAAGTCCACTAGCTACTGCTGCAAGTGTTGCAACTAGATCTCCAAGTGACAGGTCAACAAGCATTTTAATGCCTCTAGCCATCTCTTTTACGCCACGGCCTGCATTAAGTGCCGCAGTACCCATAGAATCAAGGATATTTGCAACACCGTCAAGGACATTCCTAACTGCACTACCAAACGATTCAATTACTGCCCCAACACCTTCTAGAGCTGATTTTACACCATTTCCAAATCCTTCAAAAGCGGTTCCTAGACCCGTCAATACATCTTTGATAGCCGAACCGACAGATGAAATAACAGTAGCTATGCCATTGAATACTGCGGTAATCACACCAGTTAGCGATTGGATAACAGCACTAATGGAGTTAATAACCCCAGAAATACCACCAAGAAGTCCTGTGAAAGCCCCTATAACGAGAGATGCCCCTGTTGAAACGGCTATAACGAGCTGAGATAATCCGCCCGCTACTGCGCCTACAATCTGAGAGATAGCTCCAGCTACAATTGGCAACATAGAGCCAATAGCGTTTGCGATAATAGGTAGTAAAGTGGCTAGACTATCAGTGACCTGTTGTAAGATTTGCACAACAACATCGCCAACGGTTCTTAAAATTTGACTAATGCCATCAGCTTGAGTTCCTGCCAAGGCAAAAGCTGCTCCTACCATTAAAACAGCCGCTCCTAAAGCTAGCCATGTGGTAGGCGGTACCATAGCAATCGCAGCACCAAGTCCCTTGAATGCAATCGCTAGCCCAGTGCCTATACCTTGCGCAACTGTTGATATTGCGGTTCCTAGAGAACTAATGATAGGGGGGATTCCAGACAAAGCAGTTTTAATACCAGCTCCGATACCTTTTGCAGCTGTTGATATGGCTGTACCAGCAGACTTAACGATATTACCCAAGCCGCTGAAGATTTGGCTAATAATGCCACCGCTTCTTCTAGCGCCGTTAGAGGCTTTGTCTGTTCCTTCTTTGGCTTTGTTTCCAAAGAGGCCAAATTTGCTGCCAATTTTATCCAAAAAAGAACCAATGACGCTTTGTCCCGTTAATTTTTCGAATAATTTAAAGCCTCCCCCGACTGCTGCAAAAGTGGCTATCCAGCTTTGCAATCTGCCAGGTTCCATTTTACCGACAACATCAGCAATAGCTTTTGCAAAATTAGACACATGCTTTACAATTCCGCCTACAATAGAGCCAAAGTTTTTCCAACTGCCTCCACTCATAGCGCTAGCTACATTTTTTAACGCTCCCCAAACACTTTTTAAAGCTCCTGAAAAAGCACTAATTGCTCCAGTTTGTTTGAAACCGTCCCAAAATTCTTTGATTTTCGAAACGACAGACGAAATGGATGTTGCAACCCTAGAAATAACCTTCTCGATGTTAATTCCTTCAAGAAATTTCCCGATGTTATTAGCAAACCGAGAAAAATCAACTTTATCCAATTGCTCAGCAATAGATTTAAACGCTCTGATTCCAAATTGATTCACTTTTTCAAAAGCTGGTTGCAATTTGTTGGATAAGCCTTCTCGCATACCGTCGATAGCTTGGTCAACCGTTTTGAACTCAGTTGCCATCTTTTGGAAACTCTTATCATTGCCTGCTTTTTTTACCGCCTCCAAAAAGTCACTGGTTTTAACTCTACCAGCCTGAATATCAGCGACGAGTTCATCAAGATTTTTACCCATAGATTTAGCGACTTTAGCCATACCCGCGGGTGCTTGCTCCAACATTATCCTAAAATCTTGCCATGCAACTGTTGGTCTTCCAACAGCTTGTGTCATTTGCTGACTAATTGATTTCATGGCCTGCTTCGGATTTTCAGCAGATGCAGCTAACCCGCCAAAAGCTTTTACGAGCTTTCCGGTATCTTTCACACCAACTGCTGCTAACTGTGCATACGTGCTAGCCATATCTGATGCCGAGTAGATTGTTTTAGTTGCATAGTCTTGCATCGCCGTTTTAGCTGCCAAAATTTGTTTTTTTCCAAACCCAATGTCCGCTAAATTGGCGTCAAACGTTTTCCACGCTTTAGCGGAACTGTTCATTTCGCCAAGCATAGAGCCAAGACCAGATGACACTGTCCTTGTCATTGCTGAGATAGCTTGTCCAGCTAGGTTAGCCCCAAGCATGTTTTTAAACATAGACCCAGCTCGTTGAGAAACGCTTGAAAAGCCTCTTGAACGCTTTTCCAAGCCATCGATTGAACGGATTGCCGATTGTAATGTTTTGCCAAAGGTTTTATCAACAGCGGTCAATACCGCTTCAACAGAATAAGATTCTCCCATTTAACCTCCTTTCTTTAAAGGTTAGCTTTGAGAAGTAAATCCATACCTTTCTTGTCGTAACCTTCATCAATTTCTTGAGTGATTTTTCGGATCTCTTCCTCATAATCAAAAAAGTCCTTGAATTTTTTATAAACAGGGACTTCTTTTTTATTTTTCTTGCCACCAACAAGTTTTGTTGCCGTAACTTGGTGGTTTATCCAAGCTTGTTTGTGAGCTTTATGTGATTCATCAACAGCCGCTAGTGCTTTGCCTGTCATTAATAAATCATATTCATACAAAGTTAATCGCCCGATTTCATTGATGTCAGTCATGCCGAGATATCTAATACAATTAAGCACAATCATCTCAAAGCTTTCTTGAGAAGAATAATGTTCATTGGGTTCTTTTAGGCTTCGGCTGCTACCTCTACTAGATTTTTCTCTACTCGAGCCATAAATAACTTTGAAGCGTTTGACTGACGTAACTCATCTAAAACATCATTAAAGAGTTTTTCAATATCATCGACTTCATCAATGTAGTCGTAAATGTCGTTCAAGCTTGGACGAGGTGATTCTGTAATAGTTCCGACATGAATGATTTCGGCAAGTGTCACAACATTACGCTCAAACAAAAATGGGACCGTTGATTGTAAGCCAGTACCGAATTTCATCCCATCACGTTCTGTAACATGATTTTTATCCATTTCAGCAACAAATCGTGTGCCAAATTTTACGTTATGAGTTTTTCCTTTAATTTCTAATTGCATTGTTCTTTCTCCTTTAAAATAAAAGGTTGGATGCTAAATCCAGCCTAACAGTTACATTTCAAAACTGTTTTCTTTTTTAGTTTCTTCGCCGTTGGACTTTGTTGTATCTTTAAAATTGTACTGTACAGCTGCTTTTTGGGCATCTGTTAATGTAGCGTCACCTTTCTGACCAACACCGTTGATGGCAAATTCCATTTCAATTTCAATGTTTTCTTCTGCGTTTTTCTTAGCACTGAAGCTTGAAATGTATCCTTGGTAATAAGTCGCTGGGTATTTATTGGAACCGTTTTTTTTGCTTGCTTCTTCTGAATCAATATCCCAAATTTCTACAAGCTCACCTTTTTCCATGGCTTCTTCTAGTTTGGCTGCTAACTCATCACCTTTAGCTAAAATAGATGTTGCTTTAAAGTCGTATTCTAAAGCTCCCACAGATTGGATAATACCATCTTTAGTCTTTTTGCTGTCGACGTCACGACTTTTACCAACTTCGTGTTCCGTTTGAAAAGCAAGTTTAGTCGCTGGTTTTTCGGACGCCTCTTTTAACAAACGAAATAACAAGATTGAGTGAATTCCTTGTTTTGCTTCTAATTGTTTTGGTTGTGTTTGTGCTGTCATCTCTTTTTCCTTTCTTAAATTTTCTTCCTCTTGTGTTGTTTCTTTGCTAGGTTCTGGCATTACTACCTCCTATCTCAAATTAAATCTAAGTGTGACAATCGCTCGTTTAAGAGGTGTCACAGTTGTTGTATCGTCCAAAATCTGAACAGACGACTGACGGCTATTAAACGACCAGTAAAAACTGTCAGAACTCTCCACTGCCAAAGCTTGCGAAAAAATAGCAGATGCCATGTCAGACACCTGCTTCCGTTTTTTCTGCAACCCCCAAACGGACAATGTAAGTTCAACTGAACCTTTAATGTCGTCTTTATTTGGAATATATTCCGCATCAGTAGATTCCATTTCCACAAATGGATATGGGACTTCAAGCGGTGGTTTATAGTCGTAAACGTCGTAGTTTAGCGATTGGATACGCTTGTACATTTCATCAAAAATAGACTGATCTCTAGTTTTAATCATTTAACAAGTGCCTCCAAATCTTTTCTAAACTTAACTTTTTGCTCTTTTAGAGCTGGCAACACAAATGGTTGTTTATCCATAAGGCGAGTTCCTCTTTCAAGGTAGCCAGCATAATGAGTTCCTGGTTTAACCGTGACACTAAGTCCACCATCGCCGATTTCCATGGTAATAGAACGTCTGGTTGCACCTGTTGAGTAACCTTTTGTAAATACCGCTTTATTAATCATTTTCCTTTGAAGCTGATTACCGTTATCCCTGACAATCTTCTTGACAGCGTCTTTTTTGATAATAAGCTCAAGTTTATTTTTTAAACCAGCTGTTCCAACTACTTTTAAAGATATATCAGCTACCAATAGAATCATCTCCTTCCAGATAAAAAACAATAGCGCCAAGCTTGTTTGCCTGCGCTTTGTATCTCTTACCCTCATACTCACAATAATCAAATGCTTTTGTGTAAGGCTGTTTTAGGTAAATGACTTTACGGTCCTTTTGATAATCTCCAAAAATCTGCACGGACTTCTCCACACCCATTTCCATCGCAAAACAAGGTTTTGTCTCGCTTATAGTCTCTGTGTGCGTGTACTCGCCTAAATCAGGGTCGTATCGCTCATCTGTCGTTTTAACAAACGTAACTCTATCTGCATATCTCATAAAAAGTACAGTCCCCCTTTACGAGATTTGTCCTTGATTAAGTCAAGCTTTGCCATAATCATGTTATCGTATGGTTCAAACTCGTCCAAAAAGTCGTAGTATGTCGTCGTATGACCTTCCACACTCTCACTTTTTGCCCTTTCTGCACCTCTACGGTTAAATCTAGCAATTAAACAATCTTCTAAAACAAAACTAAAAGCGCTGTCTATTTTGACAACGCCATATTTAGCTTTAAAATGGTCTGTAACGCGTTTTAGCAACATGTTAAGTAAATCGTCCTGTTGACTGTCTAAGATGCCTAAATCAAGCTTTACATTGCTTATAACGCTACTTGTGTTTACTGCATCCATAAACACCTCCAAACTATCCGATTGCTTGCTTTAAAAGCTTCAATAGCTCGGATTTTTTAAGTTTAGCATCATACCCAACATTTAGTTCGTCAAGTTTGCTTTTAATCTCACTCACTTTTAGCTTGTCAAAGTCTACAGACGGTTCTAAAACACCGCCCTCTGTCAAAAACTCTACTCGGTCGCCCGAGTAAATATCGCCGACTTCGTAGACTACTTTTGTTACTTTATCTTTAAATGCTCTAATTACTCTAGGCATGTTGACCTCCTACATCTCAAAGCTGTTTTCTTTTTTAGTTTCTTCTTCGGATTCTGTTGCATTAATGATTTGTACTTCTTCCAAGCGTTCAAACGATGGCAAAGCAATCATAGAAACTTTTGTTTGGACGTTCACTGGGTCAGTTGTCTTAGTAGTGGTAATTGCAATACCTGTTTCAACAATAGAGACCTCAGCATCTGTTGCCTCACCACCAAGCAAATCTGATTGCTCTGGAGTAGTACCAAATACTGTGTAACCAAGATTGCCGTTAGGAACTAAAGTTGCAAATCCATCTGGGAAGTATTTTTTAGCTTTACCGTCGTCTCCGACAAACATTCCATCCTTAAGCAAAATTTTAAGACCTAGTTCATCGGCAATATAAGTTTCCAAATCGCCTTTAGTAACAGCTGCCCCATCTGGCGCCATAGGCTTTACAACGTCTAAAGTATTACTTGCATTTTTAATCAGGCTAAGTGTCTTAGAGTTCATGATGATAGCTTCTGGCACAAAGCCACGTTCTGCCATTGCTTCGATAGCTTTTTCGATGTCTTTAAGTGGTGTAGCGGTATCTGCTTGTTCCCATTTTGTATCTGGCTTAGTTGTTTGCGAAGAATCTAACCCATAATCAAAATCTTTCATGACACCGTTTGATGCAACATGGATTTTACCTTTAGACAATACTTCCATACGCATTGCTTCTAGACGTGCTTTTGCACCTGCAATAAGTGTTACTTTATCGTTGTAAATCGCTGCTAGCGCTGTGTCAATAAGCTCTTGATTTTTAGTTTGAGCTAACAAACTGAGCTGCTGACGGTCTGCTTCCTTGACAACCATAGCCTCTTTGAAGAATGGCATTTTTTCATTAAGCAATTCAACAGCCATACGATCACGTAGCGGCACTTTAGTGTCAAAAGCAGCTGCTTTAAGAGTAACCGGCTTTCCTGCTGCACCTTTAATAAATGACAGTTCAAGGCCTAGTTGTTGTTTTGGCGGAAACGCATTTTCCCCTAGCGTGTTTCCGACATTTTCGTTTTTAGCATTGTAAAAACCTTTGATATTTTCCGATGTGATAATTTCATGGATTAACGCCATATTTATTTACCTCCTTTGATAAATTGGATGTGTGGTAGTACTTCTTCCAAATTCTCATAATTTTTCGCAACAGATGAATCAGCAAGCTTGTCTGCATTAATAGTCCCACGATAGACACAAGAACCAGCTGCATCGCCATTTGTTAAATCAACATCTGTAAGTAAGATGCCGTCAATGTAGTCTGCACTGTCATCGACCGCTTTAACTTTCTGTTTGCGATCTTTAAATACTGATTCCGAGACACCTGCTAACACTGTCCCAGCTGGAACAACTTTCTTGCCGATTTCGTCTGAATCTAAAGTGACTGAAATAGCCTCATAGTCGAGATTGTGTAGAATCTCTTTAGATGTTATTACTTTACGTTTGTTCATAATTTCCTCCTAAAAAAGCTTGGTGCTTTGTTGTGCTGCCTTACTAGCCAAGTTAGCACCGTAATTGGTTTGTTTGCTCAATCCACCGCCGTTTGCTGGGGTTTCTTGTCGCACGGTCTTTTTAACTTCTTCAGCTACTGCTTTTTTAAATGCCACTTCAAATGTTTTTGCTTGCTCTAGTGCATCTTCTGCATCTTTTGTAGCAAGCAATTCAGCAAATTCAGACGGCAGCCCCTTGGCGATAAGATCCTTTTCGACTTGCACCACAAGTTTATCGTGTTCAAACTTGGCTTTTTCGGCTTCAAAGGCTTTTTTGCTATCTTCAAATTCACGCTGCTGACGTTCTTCTTCGGATAGTTTGGAATAGTCTTTTTCTTTTGCTAAAGCATTTTTCACAGCGTCATCAATACGCTTAGCTTCGTCTTTGCGCTGATTTTCCAAAGCTTTTTGAATAGCTTTATTTGTGTAACTATCCAACTCTGATTGAGATTGCGGAGCCTTAAAGCCATCACCGCTAGATGATTCACCATCTGTGTCGTTTTGTTGGTTATCTACGTCAGAAACCCCTTCTGAACCTGTACCGGTATCTGGAGCACATTTAAAAAGTTTTGCTAATAGTTCTTTAGTCATTTTTCCTCCCACGCTAGTCCTGTTTTTAAACACACCACAGAGCCACGAAAACGGGCGCCTCATGTCTCCTAGTCTCTATTAGGTATATTTATCCACAAGCCACGCTAGTGATTAATTTGAGCCTTTTTAGGCCATGCTCAGGGCACAATAAAAAGCCGTATTACTACGACTTTGGATTAGGTTCATAAGTCTGTTCAAAAATATCAGGTTTGCATGGATAAAATTCCCCAGCTACGTCTTTGATGATGTAATCGCCTTGATTAGCTGTCATAACACCCTCTAAAGTGTTTATACGTAAAACAGGACTGTTAACAACCTTGTCAACCTCAATCCAAGCTCTTTCTTCCGAAATCGCGCTAATTATCCACTCTGGATCTTCTTTTTGGCGAATATCACCGTACCACTGAAACGCTTCAACTTCGACAGGTTTCTTACGATATTTCATTTCTTACCCCACTTGCGCTTATAATTTTTCTTAATGTAGTCAACATCATCACCAATCGACTTGATAGCTGATTGGGTGTCTAAAGTAGCAGCCTTAACAGTCGCTAACTCGTTATTTGTCGCTTGAGCGTTCGCTGACACGATGGATCGTAATTCGGCGACTTCTTTAATCAATATCACAACTGCTGTTTCCAATTTGCGTTTCTTTTTGAGTCGTTTATTCATTGCTTTTCTCCTGTTTTTGGGTACAAAAAAAGACGGGCGACCACAGTCTTCCGTCTATAATAATATGTTTTTATTTTGATAATAAATTACGCTTTCTAACCTCTTTAGATAACTCTTTAGCAAATCTTTCAGACACTAAAGCTTCACTCATTGGCTGATAAAGCAATTCTTCATCACTCATTGCACTAAAGTCAGGAATTGGATGAGATTCATCCCACTCTTTTTGTTTTTTATTCAAAAAATCAGAAAAATCCATCGCTTACTCCTTTCTTATTTCCATAGTGATTTCTATTTCTTCATATTCATTTATCTTCGCATTAATTATATCATACTTTGTCCCTCGTGGTAGTATAATTTCACTTTCTTCCTCATTATCTGTAAGATAAACGTGGCTTCCTTTAGGTACTTTTATTTCAGTCTTAATAGGACGATATCCCATCACGTTTTTTTTAACATCATAACTTGCAGAAGTATATCCATCGTTGGTGTATGATAATCCTCCCTGGTTTAATTTATCCATAAAATTACCTGAATCAAAAATATTATTGTTTTGTTCGTTGATTGAACCTAATAACTCAAAGTCATCAAAGCGATATACTTTTATATTTTTGGGAGTTGAATTTATCGAGATGACACTATCCAATGTGTCGGTAATTAGTTTATCATCAACGTTTAGATAATTGTAGCCTTTATTTCGCAAGGTATTGTTTATATCAAACGCATGCGGTGTTCTAATGTACCCGGTATCTGCTAAATCAGCAGAGTACACTATTTTACGTTGCAAATCTGTTATTTTACTTGCAAACTTACTAAATAACGGCATGAGATTCGGTGTTATGTTTTTCAAATTTTTCAGATTTATCATTCACTTTTTCTTCTTGTTTCTTATCCAGTCCTACAACTGCACAACGACAATACGGATGAAACGGCGGAGAGTTTCCCCCTATTCTCCACTTGTCAAGGTGATATGGACCATGCTTAGCTATATCCTTGCAAACATCACATGCTTTAGGCTCAGGCAATATATCAAACATAGCAAAGCCATTCTCCGCCATGGATAATCTACCAACTTCCATCTGAACCCTTGCATGCTCCGTTATCGCTAGTCGCTTTGCGTAAGATGCTGACACATCAAACTCTCGTCTGATATCCCTTGCAATAGTTAAGCCATTTTTACCTCTTAGGATAGCACTCTGAACACTTTGAGATATGATACTGCGTAACTTATCTTGTCTGTCCCAAATGTTATCTGACCATTTTGCTCCTTTGAAATTAGCATTGATAACGGCATCAGCTAAGCTTTTCACACTCGCTTGGCTAGCAACTGATAATCCTAATAGCCCAGCTTGAAACTCGGTTTCTTTGCGATAGCCTTCATCAAGAAATTTCTTGGTTAGCTTGTGTTCGCCGTTGGCAAGTTCTTGCATTTCTAAATCAATGTTTAAGCGCAATAGCTCCAAAGCATTCGTTTTCATGGCTAAGTTGTAAATAGACATGTCTGCATTTTCTTGGTGGGTAAAGTCATCTCTTGTTACCGTTCTTCCCTCTTTTCGTAGCTTCTCAGCCTTTGCAACAAGTTCCTTAGCTTTCTTCTGGTAAGCAGAAATATCAAGCTCAGAAGCTCTCTTACGGGCTTCTGAAAGGTCTATCTTCTCTTTGTCAGCATAACGTTGATAAAACGACTCAATTTCTTTTTCGATATTCCTGAAATGATAATCGTGCAATTGCTTCATGGATTGCTCAAGAGAGATATCGTCTGCCTCTTTAGCATCCATTTCTTTCTTGATACGGTCACGCCAGTATTTACTCTTTCTGGTGGTCATGAGCTAACTCCCTATCAGTCAATCTACTGGTTTCTTCTAACTTCTGCGCTAGTTGACTACGTGATTTCGACTCGCTGTTGATAAGGCTAATTTCTTTCTTAGCATCTTCCACGATGTCTGTAATAGCCATAGCTGTCTCTTGCGACAACTCTCCACCCAATGCTTTAAAGGCTTCAATCTTTTCTTGTAGCGACTTAGGTAGGTTTGGTGTAAATGTGATTTTAAGCCTGTTAATATCAAAACCATCAATCTCTTTAAGCAATTGACTGATACGTGCGATAAGTTTATATCTACGTTTAAGCGACTGTTCAAACAGCGCTTGCATATCTACACGTTCCTGGTCAAGACCAAACACCTTCCATTTCAACGCCTCACCAGATTGTTGCCCCGCAAATTTGCTATCCGTCATATCTGGAGTGTTTGTAAACTTGTGTATATCTGACACGATACGTGTTTTATATGCCTCAGTACCGTTTACATCATACTGTTTATACAAGTATTTGGCATCTACAGATCCCTCACGCCCGTCTTGGTCGACAGGAGGCTCTAAGTTAAGTAATCTAGCTTTACGCATCTTACGTAAGTATTCAATGGCTTTTTCGGCAGTGTCGACATAGCCAGGGAATGATACACGACCAATGATTGCCAGAATCGCGTCTGACAAATCCTGCATGTAGTTAGCTGTGTCAGACTGCGCTGCATCATACAAGTCGATTAAAGACAACTCTGTCTCGTAGTCACCCATGCCGTCATCTGTGTTGAGGTACTCCGTGATTGGCACCGAACCAAACGCATGAGAGGAAATCTCTCCGATAGGTGTTAAATCACCATCATATTCAAACTTCAGGATTTTATTATCGGTGTAAAGCTCGACAATTTTTGTAGTACCATCTAATTGATTTTTGTTATAGTACCGCACACCAGCTAAGCTTGATTGCTCTAGGTTATTTTGATAGATAACAAATACTTCCCGTGGATCTAGTCTAACGACCTCTGTCTTGTCATCCATGCTGCGATAAATCAATTCAAACGCTCGACCAACCTTGGATAGGTCTTTTACTAATCTGCGGTTCAGCTGGTGGAAATTGTTTTTAACAGATAGGTCCTTTAATAGGTCTTGCTGCTGCTCGGTACCATCAATATACTCTACACGAATAGGATTACCCACCAAATAGCCCTGTTTGAGCGTTGAAATATACTTACCATAGTTATGCACAGCACGAACATCAGCCATGTCATCGTCTTTCCTACGGCCTATTTCGCTGATGGTGTGGTTATTTCCCTCTGCATAATCTAAAAGCTCTTGTATGCGTGGTTTTTGGACTTTATCGTGGTGCTCAATCATTTCACGGAGTAGCTTATATTTTTCGGTTAACAAGCTTTCTAGACTTTCCGCTTGATACCTCATGCGAGCTTCACGGTGGAACCTAAACTCTAATGTTTTAGTCTTTCCCGTACTATCTCTAAATGATTCTGTGTACATTATTTTCCTTTCTAGTAACCAAAACCAGCCCTAAGAACTTCAAACTGATTTGACTCGTTGCTTCTGATATGGTATTTTTCAAGCGCATATCTAATCGCATCAATAACGTGGTTATTCTTATCTATCGGTTCGTTTAACCAATTACCTTCTTTGTCTTGCTTAAAAGTGTAAGTATTAAACTCTTCTATTGTGTGTTCACAAGAAGGGTGGATGTATATTTTAAAACCTTGCATAAACTGAACTCCTTGCATAATAGACCCTTTACCCTTAAGACTGGCAACAATACCAGATACACCTTTGCTTTTTATCTCTGCTATTAGACGTTTTTCAGCGCTATCAGCTGCGATATAAGATTTATGCATATTTTTATCTCTTATCATTTTGACAATATGATCTGTCAACATAGCTTTTTGATAATGTTCATTGTAAAGCCATAATTCTTTGTTTACGAGGTCAACTGCAACACATATAAGAGTTGTAGGGTCTTGAGTAAAACCAAAGTCCATACCAGCTGAAGTCTCTTTGACACGTTGAATTGTTTTTTCAACATCAAAATCTACGACTTCAAAATTATCAAAAACAAGACCTTCAGCAACGCCCCATTCGCCATCACAGACGATTCTAGCTCGTCTTGGATTGGTCTTATACAAATCTTCATAGCGCCTTTTATCAACATCATCAAGCCATTCATTGACTCTAAACGTTGTAGTCCCAGAAAAAGTATCATCCCGCTTTGTCTCTTCATCAAAAAAGACACGCTTAAGCCAATGTCTTTCCGACCATGGGTTGAATGTGACTGTTATTTGTTTAAAAAAATCAGGAGCATCTAAACTACCGCGGATAGACTCTACGACCGTTGAAAACTTATCTTCTGTCTCTATCTGGTAAGCCTCTTCAAACCAAGCCCAGCACAAAGCGCCGACATCGACAGTAATAGATGTGATTTTTAACTCATCATCAAGTCCACGGAACAGTATCTTTTGGCCCGTTGCCTTTACAGTTATTTCTGGCAAACTCTCATTGAATTTAAAAAGATGCGAAACCTTTAATTGATTACATGCCCATTTAAAATCTGTATAGGTTGACTGTTTGTTAGTGTTTGAGTATCTACGGATGACCAATAAGTTAGCCCACGGATACTTCAGCAATCTAACGATAAAATTTAAAGCAGTCGTTTTAGATTTTTTAGATCCGCGGCTACCTTTAACTACTCGATAAAAATTTCTAGACCGCCAAAAAGCGCCATAACCTATACCGATTGTTGATGGCAAATCTACTTTAATCAGGGATGTTGTCTTCATTTGCAAACACCACCGTTCCAGAATGCTCTAATTCACGTTTTTCTGAGTAAGCTCCATTAACTTTATAAATTCTATCCCTAGCCCTACCCTGTTCTTCGTGACTTGGGGTATATTCTCTTTTCGTGTGGATAACCACTTGACCTGTCAGCATATCTGTTTCTTTGAATTCAGATATTTGGATTTCTCCACGGGCTATCGATGTATCTTGTTCCAACGTTTCTGCAACATCTTGAATACGGTCTCCTTTGGTATCTTTTGCCTCCAAAAAACGTTCCTTCATTGCTTTTTGAATTTCAACATTTTTCAACAAGCGTTGACCTTGGCTATAAGCGCTTTTTTCAGAATATCCAGCTTGTTTTGCAGACTCAGTAGCGTTAAATGTGGTGATGTACTTATCCACAAAACGCTGTTGTTTTTCGGTTAATTCCTCGTATGCGATTTTCCACCACCTCCAATCCATAATAAAAAGCCACACGATTGTGTGACTTCAGCCCGACATCTATGTCGGTCTGTTTTACCACAAGCAGAGGATTCGAACCTCCATCTCTGGGTTATCAGCCCAGCGCTTTGCGCATGCGCCCCTCCTCGGTACGTCTACCAATTACTTACGCTTTAAGCTAACTTGTTACAGGAACAGTCGGAATCGAACCGACACATCTTCTTCTGGCTCTTCGCAAAGAGTTTTCGGACTTAGCTAACGTCCCGAAGCAAGGCGCTACCTCCACCGTTTTCCAATCACGGTTCATGTTCCAAAGGTTTAGAAGAGCTAAGACCTCTCACAAACGCTCTTCTACAGACCTTGCACGAATCGAACGTGCCACTGCACTCAATATTTAGTGAGTATTTCCTAATGCGAACGCAAGTCCAAATAAACAGTCTAAATATTATTAACGGTGCCGTTTCGCCACAAAACTTAAGCCCACGATAGCTTATCACACCGTGCACAGTGCAACAACTCACTTCGGCCGAATCCTCAACCGAACTATCAGCTAACCACAAGCAAGGTTGCGACCCTTGTTTTACTTGCGGTTAATCAATCGACTTAGCGCTGGTACGCATGTTAAGAGGCGTTGCTAAGTCTTAATCATTAACACCGAACCCAGATTGCGTATTCTCCTCAAAGGAACGCCAATGTCAAATAAGGGTGTTAATTCACGGTGGACATCGCAAAGTTCCGTGATTCTTTTTGCTTTGATTACATTCCGCAATGTCACAGCGTGTAATCTCTGGGTGATTGAGACGGCAGGATTCGAACCTGCACGTCCCACATACTACAATATTAACACAGCTATTAGTATTATGTAGTATCAATTTGTATCTAATTAGTATTTTTTAGTATCAATTCCAGACTTTCCTTTCCTCGCCTAACAAACATAAAGTATTTATTACGATTTCCTATGTTTAAGCGTTCTCTGGCTCTCTCATAGTCTCCATCACAGTCAAGATAAGTCGTGAGTAAAACGTGACTCTCACAAATGCCCATGCTTTGCACAATCAAATTAGCCATTTCTTGTCGACGGTCTTTTAAACGCTCAATCTGATCACTATAATAGCTAACCATATGCAGCATCTTTATGTTTTTGTCTTCCTGTGATTGTTTAACCCCACCAGACACTCGCATATCAGACCATTGAGGAGACTTAACGAGCGACCGACTCATTAGGTTAGCGTCTCTTTCAAGGGTCTCTATGAGATGTGGGATAGTCTTTAATTCTTCCAAAAAATTATTAGCTTTTGGTGTCGGAATGTTGCCCATCTAACTCTCCATTCATGATATAATATTGTTGGGTATTTAATCATGAAGGCGTTCGCATGGACGTCTTTTTTTGTGGAGAAAAGTCCTCTCTTTCTTTTTTTGTTTTTCGACACAGGCGTACGATGTCAGTATTAGCGCCTTGAATAATAACAAATGACCGATAATCTGCGTTAGATTTGTTTTGGTGTAAGGAGGTCCTCGTTTCTATTTTTTAATTTCGGTCCACCCCCACAGAGCCATTGCAGGCTCTTGAGCGCTTGCGTGGGAATTTAATTGCTCAACTGACCGACATCAATGTCGGTCAGACTAGGCTCTTGAGCGCTTGCGTCTAGTTCTCTTATCGCTCTTTTCGCTTCTTCAATGTTCATTTTTGCATCTCCTCTAATACTTTTAAAAAACACTGCTCAGCAATGACTTGATCACTGCCTTGCCATAAGTCGCCTGTCACTTTTGTGATAATGTCACTGATGTTTTTTTGCGCACGATCCAGACGTTTAGCGATACGATTGCGATCAATTTGTTTTTTTGCTTTGAGTAAGTCCTAGATTAATCCATTTCTCTCAGCCACCCACGACCGCATGTCTTGGCACATATCGTATCTGTCACCGTAGTGTCTGATGTGACATATAGTATCGATTACTTTTTCGTTAGTGTTCATTTTGTACCTCGGTTAAAAAATTATAAATATCAGTTTGAATTCCTTTTTCAAAAAAGACTGGTTTGAAACGTACTAAGCATTTCTTCCTTCGCTCTCTTATAAAAATCTTTTTTTATTTCAAATCCATAAGCATTTCTATTCATTTCGATTGCTGCACGAATTGTTGATCCGCTTCCAGCAACAGGATCAATAACCACATCATCAGGATCTGTGAAAATCTCAATTAATCTTTTTAAAACTGGGATTGGTTTCTGTGTTGGGTGGATAACTGGATAAGAGCTATCCTTTTCCCACGGTGCATGATTAAGGATCATAGCTCCACTGTTATTGAATTTTGGTAACTTATCTCTGTATAAAACCGTTGCCTCCTCGACAGCACCAACAATTTTCATATTAGCTTTTAGTACTTGAGGACTTGATTTCTTTGTAAAATATAGTGGATAGGCATTATTGAAACCGTGTTTTTTACCGCATGCAATGACCAGCTCTCGCTGCTGCCAAGCGTGAAAAACAATCATTGCTGGCGCTTTTCCTTTTTCCTTTGGCTCTTTTCGTAAGAGACGGCTACAAAAATCAAAGAAATTATTGATTTTAAAATCATTGTCTGTATCAAAAAATGATTTACCTGCTAGTTTACTTTCGCCATTTTTGTTGCTTCCATTTTCGTACCAACGCGGGTCGCTCGCATAGGCATTATTGCCTAAGTTATAAGGAATATCCGCAATAATTAATTGCGCTCTTGGTATGTTGTAACGTTTAGCGTTCTCAAAATGATCATTATACAATTCGCATTTCACATCACTATCCCCCATTTCCAGTAAGCTCAAATTTAACAAATGTCATCCAATGTGTAGTGCCTCTTTGCTGACCAAAAAGCGGTTTAAATGGAATTGCTGACAAAACTTCTCTTACATTAACCTGGCAATCAGACCATTTAAAAACTAAAGTTCCTCCTACTTTTAGAACTCTCATACACTCTTCGAAACCTTTTGAAATATCTTCTTTCCAGTTTTCTTTATCAAGTTGACCATACTGGGCTTTCATAATTGAGTTTTGTCCAACATATTTTAAGTGTGGTGGATCGAAGACAACAAGGTTAAAGCTATTACTTTCAAAAGGCATGTCACGAAAATCACCAATTACATCAGGGTTGACATTGATTTTTTTGCCGTGCATCTCAAATTTTTCTTGTCTGACGTCCATAAAAGTTGTGTGAGGTTCGTTTTTATCAAACCAAAATAGGCGACTTCCACAACAAGCATCTAAAATCTTGATGTCTGTCATTCTCTATCCTCCATTACCTGTCATTTCCGCAATCCGCTTTGTCTGTCTCTGATTTTGCTCGCTAGCACGTTTAAGCTGCTTTTGTGTCCTGCTTAGCTGTGTACGTAGTCCTGTGATTTGCGACTCGTAATATTGTCGTGCGTCGCGATAGCTAAAATACGACACGATTACCATCATCCCAAATATTGCGATTGCAAGAAACAATAGTGCTTTCCAATCGTTTTTTAGGACATTAATTATTTTATTCAAGTCATCACGTAAATTTTGCAATAATTCATCTGTTGTCATTCTTTCACGCTTTCTATCCACTCAATTACCTTTAAGTACATGTCAGCTTGGGCTAACTGCCACTTCTCAAAGTCAGACAGGTCGTCTTTCCCCTGCTCATATCCAAAAAGCCGCAAATCACGCTGTTCGGTCAGAAATGCAATTACTTCTTCTTTAGTCATTCTTCCACCTCTGCCAAAATATAAGTCGCATCTCTCCCGTAAGGAGAAATTTGTACGACTTGATAACCAACAACTGTCACTTTTGCGTACTTGTTATTGTCGATAAAATCGTTTAGGTGGTCTGCTGCACTTTTCCATTCGTCCTTAAATTCAATATATTTTCTCATTCTTCCACGCTTTCTATTAAGTCTTGGTTTTCGTGTATGTTACCGATAACTTCGCAGTCCTCGTTTCTTAACCACAAATCTGATCCGCGTCGTCTATTGTCAATGCGCCAAGAACCACCTCTGAATTGATTCACTTTAAAAAATTCTAAATCACTAGTAATTGTATATTGTAATTTCACGACGTCTCCCTCAAAAATCTCCACGCCGTTTTTATCAAACAGTCCTGTTGATTGCCTGAGAATATAATCATCAAGGTTATCCTCGACAAAATGAAACGTCTCTAAGCGACCAGAGCGAAACTCATCATCTGCTAAGCTGCATCTGTATATTTTGCGTTCACTTGATTTAAAGCCATCAATGCTATACATTTTTTTGGTCTTTTTATTAAATGCCCTAAATTTTGGTATCATTATTACTCCTCATTCCATATAGTCATCATAAATCCAAATTTGGTCTTTACTAAGTATTAAATCGTGTCCTGTTTTATCTATTAATATTTGTAATTGTTCGAGATTATCAATTTTTATAAAAATATCAGGAAAATAACCAATTTTTGTAATTTGATAATGTATGCCGCATGATTTTAAATCTTCAACATATTGTTCATCTTTAAAGCTGGCTGAATGCAACTGGTAAATACAACCATTAAATTTTGATTTACTGTACGGATAGCGATTTGGTTTCTTCATTCCACTTCCTCCAACTTTTCGATTAACCAATCAAGGTTCTGCCGTGCTTTTTTAAGGTCTTCAACACCATTTTTAGCGTGATACCGCAAAAGGTACTTAACAGCATTGCCCCAGTAAAAACCTTCCTCGTGCTCTGGACAAGCTGAAAAGTTTTTAACCACATCGATTGCTTCCATGCCATGCCTGCCTTGATAGTGTGATGGTTTTTTAATGTTATCTGTCGTATCCTGACAAGCAGCTTCAAGCTCCTCAATTTTTTTAAACGTATCTTCCGTCAGCATCTCTCCACCTCTCTCAAAAAATTTATAATCAATTTACACACGCTCTCATTTGGCAATATTCTGCGTTCTAAGAGCGCTTTTAATTGCCAAGTATAAATACCTATCTTGTCTGCTAAAACCTCATCAGACATCTTTATTTTGCATCTGTGAGCTATTAACAGCTCTGATATATCGTAAGGCAACAGATTATCGTAAGATCTAGGTGTATATTTAATATCGTTATGCCACTGTCTGTGTCTTTTCATAGACCCATCTCCCGAGCCTTAGCTAATGCGTTTATGCGTTTGATTTTTTTAACGAGCTTAACGTCACCGTAGTTTTTAAACATCCACTTTTCGTAAATCTTGTCATCCTCATCTGTCTTTTTTTGTTTAAGGCGGTAAGACTGCTTGATTAACATTATCATTTCCTCTGTCGTGTAGATTCGTTGGAACCACTCCAATACATCAGGCGGCGGCAATCTGTTTAGTTTTTTATAGCATTTGACAGATCTATAGACTCTGTCAGCTTCTTCTTTATCTGCGATGGTAATGTTATCGTCTAAAAACGCTTTAATTGACGGCTCCATTTGTTTGTAAAAATCATCTACTAGTGTCATAATTCGTTTATTTTTACCTCGATTCTGGGATTTGGGCTATACAGCTTACGTGTAGTGTGCTCGACAATGATGTTGTCATCTGTCCACACAACCTCTGATTTTGATATGCTGTCATAGACTGCTTTTTCAAGGTTGTCCAAATCGGGCTTCTTTGGCACATATAAGAGCTCATTTATATAATCCTGATACTTTTGTTTAGTCTTATCTTTGGCACGCTCTGACGGCTTTTTAGACACCAATTCTGGTGCTTTTAGATAAAAAGTAACATCAACTTTTAAACCGTCGTCAAAATAAGGCCCTTCGTAATTGTTTTTAACATAGTCTGTGACCTGCTTCCGCCATGCCATCATATCTCCATCCTCGTAAGCTCCACTCCATCTGCTAAAGCGTGGGCGTTTTTGCGGTTTTGGCTCAATCGGTATTATAAACTTAACCACTACTCCTCCAATTCGTCTTCGTATCCTATAAACTCTGCGTGTCTGCCATCTGGTCTCCTCTTTTTATGAGCTGGCGACGCTATAAAAACTATTGTGTCAGCGGTAACACCAAGTCTTTCTGCTAGCTCATGCTTTGTGCCAACATCTACAAAAGAGTCTCCGTCGTAGACCGCATATATCCTTTGTCTATATCTGTTAGCCATATCATTTAAAACGGCAGATCATCATCTGAAATATCCATTGGGTTTGAATTGCCAAACGGTTGACTGTTATCGTTTTGCGAAGAGTTACCTTGACCAGATTGTTGATTGCAACTTTCCAACATTTGGAAACTCTCTGCAACAACTTCTGTTACATAGACACGTTGACCTTGTTGGTTTTCGTAGTTGCGTGTCTGGATACGACCTGTAATTCCGATCAAGGCACCTTTTTTAGCCCAGTTTGCCAGATTTTCAGCAGACTGTCGCCAGATAACACAGTTAATGAAATCTGCTTCTCTCTCCCCGTTTTGCTCTTTAAATCTGCGGTTTACCGCAAGTGTGAACGTAGCTACAGCTACTTGACTCGCTGTATAGCGAAGCTCTGCGTCCTTGGTCATGCGACCAACTAGCACAATGTTGTTAATCATTTTTTTGCCCTGCTCTCTTTTTTAATTTATTAATCAAATCATCAGTCGATACAATCTGTTCTGTGCGTAAATCTTCCAGTGATTTAACTTTTAAGGTATCTGTTAGCCATTTTGTTAGCTCTTCGACATTTTGATTTGTGGCTTTTGCAATATCGCTTAAATCAGATTTATAAGTCTCTACTTGGATATTGCTGATTTTCGGGGTTTGGAAACTTGCCCCTTTTGACGTTTTATTTGTTGGTTTTTGCGATTGATTTGTTTTGTTGGGTTTGCTAGCTTCATTGCCGTCATCATCTTGATCGCTTGTTATCCCAAAAATTGCTGATAGTGCGTAGCGTTTTGCGTAAGTGATAGCCGAACCAGCTCCTTGTACATCATTTTTTGTTGGTTTAACACTTAAAGGTCCGTATTCCACCCATTCGCCACTCGTGTGCATGACTAGCGTTGCGACATCGATATAACCGTTTTCTGTGTTTGTTGTTGGATCCTGCGAAAAAGATATCCCGTTATTAGCAAAGGCTTTTGTAATCGCTTCCGTCACGTTTTCTAAAGGCACGTATTTGCTTTTGAAAAAGGGGTTGTCTTTATCTTTTAGTGGTTGCTTTACCTCTAGCTGAGCTTTACAAAAGGCTTTAGCATATTCTGTTATACTTTCTGATTTCCTCATTTACTTTACCTGCAAACTTTCTGTTTCGATTAGTTCAACTCCAGATATATCAATTCCAGATTTCAAAGCTTTCGAGATCTCAGATTTCATTGGTTTGTATTCAATTTTTTCTTGCATGTAATCAAGAGGAATTTTTGTTTCGTCCAAAATCTCTACTTTTTTGCTTTTTCGCAAAGACACCTTAAACATTCCAGCGTCAACTTTTTTCTTTTGGCTCAATTCCATTGCACGCCTGATTGTCTCTTTGTATTTTTCCACTTTTGCTTCTGCTTGCTTTTGCTTTTTGTAAAAAGCTTCTTTTTCGGCTTTATACATTTCGACGTCAGCTTGAGCATTTTTTAACATTTTGACAAAATACTCAATGGTATTTTCTAAGTCTGATTGAAAATCAATGCTGTCAAGCGTATTTTGAAAGGTTTCGTCGTCTAAATCTAAACTTTCCAGATAAGCGGCGATTCCCTCAAGTTCATATAAATAAGCCATGTTATTTCCTCTTTCTGTATTTTAATCATCCAAAATGTGTTGTTTAGTGGACCACTTGCTGTCAATCTTGCGATTAACGATTAGCTCTGGCCATACATCAAATTCCGTCTCGATGTAGTCCATCAAGTCTTCGTCTGTGTAGTCTTTAAAGGTTTGATAAGTCTGTTTTAGCGTAGGTTCTTCGCTGCCTCTAAGACAGTCAATCGTAAAGATAAGCGCATCTCTAAAATTGCTATCAAAGGTTACGAGCTCACCGTTAATTCTGATTCCAACCATTTCGCACCTCGTTAGCTATTTCTACGAATTCGTTCAAGTTTCCGTTTTTTAAAATGTTTATCCGCTTTTGTTCTTTTCTAACTTGACTTTCAAGTGAGCTGATAGCTTCTGCACGCTCATCATCGTTGTCAATTAGATAGTACCCTCCGCCTTTTCGACGGCTAGAACCTATCAAATAGCCTTTCATTACCATTCCGTGGATAATGTCTCTCAAGGTTTTCGGGTCTTTGATGTCAAATGTTCGACAAATTTCCTTTGAATTAACCATCATATTACTTCCTATCGGCAAATAACAAAATATTCTTTTTTCTAACTCATCTAGTGGCATTACCATATTAAATCTCTCCTAAAACGTGACTTTTGAGCACTCTCTCCATGCTCTCAATTCTTCAATTTTCTTTGTTCGGACATCTTCATCTAGCGCCATGATTTTTGCCGCATGTTCCTCGGATAGCCCGAAAAATGTTGTTAGTGTCAATTCCATAGCTTCATCCTTTCGTCCTCCATGCCATCAAATTCCATGATATGACTTTTGTCGCAGCCTTTTCTGATACGGGATGCAATTCTCTCTCCATAAATTTTTCTAATTTCGGCAGGTGTCAGATTGGTAGTAATGATTGTGTTTGTGCGCTTGTTAAGCAAGCTGTAAATAATGCTTGTGGACCAGTCACTAACTTTTTCGGCACCTAGATCATCTAGCACCAGATAATCGACATCTTTTAGCTTATCCATCCAAAATGCTTCCTTGCTAAAGTCTCGCTTTATCTCTGACAGTAAGTCAGTGACATTTACAAGCAAGCCTAATTTTTTCGTTTTATCAGACAATCCCCTAATGATGCTATAAGCTAAATGACTTTTGCCTCGTCCTGCTTTGCCAGTCATGATGATGTTTCCCTTACCACCACTAAACCAATCGTTAGCCATTGTCTTTGCCCAATAAAGCACCTCTTTGTGTTTAGCCGTATCAGCCCTAAAATTGTCAAATGATGCATTTTCCAACTCGTCGTCCATAATTGATAATTTTTTGAGATAGTACAGTCGCTTGTTTTCAAGTTCTCTCTCATATTGCTTTTGGACGTGCAAAGTGTTTTGATTGTCTAATTCTTCTCTGTGACAATCTGGACATACTGTCAAACCAGTCTTAAGGACTGTGATGTACCTACAACCGTGTTTTTCACAGACAGCATCTTGTTTCTTGGTGTTTTGTTGATAAGATATAGCGATTTTAGTAAGTGCGTCTTCGTCACCAAGTATCATATTCCGATACCTCTTCTTGTTTAGATTTTCTATATTGGAATTGCCTTTGTTCTTCTTCAACTTTAACCATCGTAAGGATTCCGTTTTGTCTCCAATTTCGCAATATAGAGTTAACGTATCCAAAAGAACGTTTAGAATTGTCAGCAGCTCTCGTTATCGCTTCCTTAACAACATCCACTTCCATTTTTGTGATGGTGATATAGTCTGACAACTGCTCAAACTGATTCGGAGATAAGATGCCAATTTCTTGTTGAAAATAATCAGATATAATTTTTAAGTTATTTACATTAGCAGCAGAAGATGAATCTTTTATCTCTTCTTCTACTTCTGACTTTATATCTATATTTATATCTATCTTTTTATCTTTCTCTATCTCTGTTGGAACTTGGTTGGAAAGTAGTTGGAATTTTTCCAATTCTGCTTGTTTTTTCTTGTATCTATTCCAGTTTGTTTCCTGCCCCAACAAGGCCTTTGCTTGCGGATAATGGGTGTTACCACCATCATCAACCTGAATGACTCCACATTTCACAAAATATGCTAAAGCCATATTTATCTGTTCTTCTGAAGTTTCAAGACGAAGAGCTAGTTCTTCTGCGTAATTATCAAAAGTTCCTTCGTAATCAATGATGCAATCATTCTCAATAGCTTCTAACATGAGCCTGATGTAAATAACAATCATTTCCGAACCGCCAGGGAAATTTCTTAAAAGCCTTTTAATAAATAAATTGTCAAAAAAATGCTTATCAAATTTCAGCCAATAATAGATTTTTGTTTTTGATTTCTGTGCCATTTATCCTCCCAACTTGTAGTCCACTAGTGTGATAAAGTGGTTCAACTTCGCTTTATCTCTTGTTTCTAGTTTGCTTTTGTCAATCTGTTTTAGTAAGTAGTTAACGCAGAATTTTTTAATCATCTTCTAGCACCAATCCCTCTAATCGCTTATCATAGCTAGACACAAACCACTCTTTTAATTGATTGTAAAGTTCTATTGCTTGGTCGTATTCCTCGGGCAATACTTCCTTATTTTGACTTTTACCAAAGACATTTAGGACAAGCAAACGAATATGGTTGTGTACGTCATGTGTTGTAATTTTGCTATAACTAATATCGTTGTCCACACCAAAAACTTTTGGTGTCTGATTGAAGACGTGTTTTTCTGGTTTATAAGCACGTTCACGATTTAATTTCTTGAGTACTTTTGGATATTTTTCATTGATTGGAATCAATTCATCATCAAAGCTGACATCTTTGAATAGCCCTTGCGGTGTGCGTTTTTCTTTCGCTTGTTTCATGCGTTCAGCTACTAATTCATTCAATTCTTCTTCAGTTAGTGTGTAAATTTTAGCCATATTGTTTTCCTCTTACTATTTTGTTATATTTAAAATAAAATACTTGGAGAAGTGTATGATTGATTACTATTCTTTATACAAAAATTCACTTGAAGCCATCGGATATCATAAGTTGGATACGGGTGTAGATTTACTTCAATACCTTATTGCAACAGAAGAAGGAAAAAGGATATATTCTCAATACCCTTATCGAGAAGTTGAAGAAATTATTTTTTACACCCTAGATTGTTTGATCCAACAAGATTTAGTTACTGCCACAGAAATGCCGAGATTAGATAGACGAATATATACAATTGACGGTCTGACACCAAAAGGCATGTATTTTCTTGGATATATCGGGCAGGTAGAAACCGAGGTTATCGAATGGCTTAATGAATTTGGAGTTTCGCAAAATCCAGAATCAATCTATAACGCTCTGAGATACATTATTTATTAGATTTATAGAAATGCTTTTTCTCCCAGTCCAATGTTTTATTAGCCATCTCAGCCTCCTTTGCCATATCCGCCATCTTAGGTGTTCTATGGTCATCAAAATCTGTAACTACTAGACTTAGTGTAATGAGTTTCTCTCCGCATCTCTCAGCTAATTTAGCGGTTTCTGGTCTAGCTCCAGTAAGTCGTATTCCATTCAAATAGACATTAAAATCTGTACAGACTACCGTTACTTTTTGATGATTTTCTAGTTTTGAATTATCCATTGTGTTCCTCCTATTTTTGGGTACAATAAAAACCCTTATCTAAACAACAAGGGCGCAAAAAATACCCTTGTCAGGTTGACTGAAAAGGGTACACATGATAATATATTTGTGTACCTGTTTTCAGGTCGGTCGATAGCGTGTAATCCAAAGTTTGGCGATGGCGGATTATACGCTATTTTTTTAGCTCTTGATAGACCTTATCTAAGCCTAGCATCAAAACATCTGTCTGAGTTTTTCCAGTTTGTTTAGTACAATATTCTAATTTTTGTACTTCTTCGTCTGTCATTCTCAGTCTTTTGCTATGAGACTTAGGATTAGAAGTTGGACGACCAAGTTTTTTGGTAGTGGTCATATTTCCTCCTTTCGTATCCACAAATATATAATATCATTATGTGGATACATAAGTCAACCCCTAAATCAAACTTTTTTAAATATTTCTCAACGCACCCATATTCAGTTGTCAAAGGACTATGTGTTTCCTACCAAATTTGTTTAGCAGGTAAACCGTGCTTTTGGTTATATCTACGTGCATTAGCTTCCCAACCGTTGTTTTCAATTGTCCATTTTGGTTTTTCTTCCTGTTTTTTTGGTTTTGCGAAAATAAAATCTAATAGTTTCATGTTGTTTCTCCTCTAGCACTCCCCAGCGCTTATTGTTTCATTAAGTGTTTAATTTCGTTAACATCAGCAAGACAGTACATTTTGTCTTTACCGTTTTTAAAAGATTTAAGGCCATAGCTCTCCATGCGTTTTATAGTTTGCCATGAGTAGCCGTATTCATTGACGAGTGCTGTTTGGTTGACCCACCGATTCGCTAAATCTTTTTCTTGTATGAGCTCCTTAAACTCATCAAAAAGTTCTTCTGCTATCTGCTTTTTGAGTAGATCGTAAGTAAGTTGCGATTGCATGGATTTATCACCTCTTTCGTGGTATAATTAAGTAAATTAAAGTTTGTTTAGAGTCCGATTCCCGTCGGACTTTTTTGTTATTTAAATTCGTCCAAGCTGACTTTTAATCCTGTAGATAGCTTGACCATGTTCGGCCATGACAGATGTTTAATTCTTCCACTTTTCAAATCGCTAAAGTGGCTTTTGTGAATCCCTGTCAATTTTGCTAATTTGTTCATATTGAGATTTCTCTCAATCATCAATTGTTCAATTTTTTCCCACATAATCTACATTGAAAAATCAACATATTGTGTTTTGTTTTTGTATTCATAACTATATGTTGTGTCTTTCGTTCCTTTCTGATATAATTTATTTGAATATGACCTCTCACCGTTATATTCAAAAATTATGGAAAGGAGGGAAGGTTATGAGTAAATTAACTCCAAAGAATGAAATTCAAAAAGTTTACAAAGATTGGGATACTATCGATACTGTTTTAAAATATGTATTTGAAGATCCAATCAGAACAGACTATGTTGCTTATATATATCCTAAGGAGTTTAAAATTCCTAAAGACGAAATAATCCAGGAACTTCAGAACAACGGCTACTCAGTTACTGAGGTAGAAGATTGTTTGGAAATTCGATGATAAGTCTCTGTAGCAAGTCGATATGCTGTTCCAACAACTCCTTTCAATCCTTCGACCTCTTTTTCAAGTTGTGAAATCCTAGAGTCTACTGTTTCAGTAGACTTTTTATCTTGACCGATAGTTTCAGCTATTTCTTTATTAGCTAGTTGCACTTTTGAAATTTCGTTTGCTAAATCACCAACCTTGATTTCTTCAGCATTGATAGTTATTTTTCCGCTATCTAATTCAATTTTTGTCTTTGCGTTTTTCGACTGGATAATTAATTTATTTTTTTGATACGGATATCGCTTTGGTCTCATGTGGTCCCTTTCTATATTTCAGGCAAGATCTGATTGTTCATTGCAATCATCTGATAAAACTCGATTTTCGATTTCACCTTCAAACACAAACATCTCAAGTTCATGGGCTATTAAACTTAGTTCGTGAGCCTTTGTGTTGAATTCACGTACCATCTCTCTGAATGCTTCGGAATTACTTAGTTTAATCCTTACATCGACACTTACTTTCATATCTTTAATTTCCATTGTGTGTCCTTTCTATAAATCAGTTATTCTTTCCCCATTTTGACAATAATAGTTAAGATAGCGATATTCGTTAGTAAAATCAAAATAAGTGCTGCTGTTAGTAGCATTTTTTCTTTTATCCTTTCTAGTGGTGAGTTGTCTATCATTTTACACGGTTAAACCGTGTTTTGTTGGTAAAAAAATAATATCAGAGTAATTGACATCGTATAGTTTTTCAATTTTATTTATTTCAATAGCATCTGGAAATGTTTTTGCATTTTCCCAATTGCTTAATTTCGAAACTGAAATTTTTAGTTTTTTAGCTGCTGTTTCTTGGTTCCAATTCTTCGAAACCCTAAGCATTTTCAATGTCATTTTCGTCATTCCCCCACCCCCTTTCTAATTTGGAATTATCCAAAACAACATAGCTTTAAAATTTTCTGTGGTATAATTTAAATAAAAATTGTGAGGTTGAAATGAATTTTTTTAATTTTTTATTGTGTGTTTTTAAGTTTACAAGTGAATATCTAATAAAAAATTGGATAGCTTTAATAGCTCTGTTTCTATCTTATTCAAACTACCGAAGAAATAACTTACAAGTCGAGTTAATTGCTGCTCCTGTTTCAGATTGGATTTTGAGCGTTATTTTAGACAACGGTGAAAGCATATATAATCCAAATGGTACATTAAGAGCTAACATTAAAATCATCAATCCTTCTAATGTTGATGTAAGCTACTTCGACTTGATTGTTTTTGATAAAAACAGAAAATATCAGCATTATTACCAAAAGCAAAATAATATAATTAACGATTTAACAGGTAGAGAGGCTATAGCCGCAGTACAGCCTGATGGCAATACAATCCTTATCGAGGTTCCAGAGGCAGATTGTGGAGTATTAAAAGCCCACAGTATGACAAGGATGGATTTAATCATACAAACGTCTGAAATCACAGATAGACTCTTTGTTGCTTTTAAAGTAGCTAAAAAGAAAAAACTATTTAAAGCTAATAAAGCAGGATATGTTAATTCACCTTATCAATCATTTTCTGCGTCATTCCCTGTGGAATTATCAAAAAAACCGCACTACGAGGATATCCTAAAAGATTTGCATGAGTGAGAGCAGATTTTCTTGTGTGAAATATCTTGGAAGAACCTAGTACACCGTATTTAATTTTTTCCATGCCTTCCCTCCTTTCCACTCCTTTTGGGGAGTTTTTATTTTGTAATAAACCAAGCAATCAGCCAAGTGATACCACCTAGCACTAACAGAGCTGGTAATACACCGCCTTCAAATTCAACGCTTGTTTTTTCCTTGCCATCACGACTAGTAAACGTGTGTTCTAAGTCGCCAAGCATTAGTTTTTTCCAACTCATTTTGTACCTCCTAAAAATGTTATAATCAACTTATCCTAGCAGAAAGGAGGATAAGCTAATGAAAATTTCTAATTCAAAAGATTTAGCTCTCGCTATTGTCGCTTCTTCTAGCCCTACTTTGTCTATCGAAGATAAAATCAAACTTTACGAAGACTCTGTGGAAGCTATTAAGCAACATAATTTACCTTTCGTTGAAGCCGAAAAGCAAGAACAAATCAATAATGGTAAAGTTATAGCCGAAGCTCTTGAGCGTGGCGAGTCATTGTTTGGATAAATAGTCACCAATTTCGAGGAACCCTTTAGCAAGCTCGCACCTTGTTAAGGGGTCTTCTTCGTTTGTGAAGTCTCGCAAAATTTGCATGTGCATATCTTTTAGCACTCCGATGAACTTTTCATTTCGTTCTCTCATAACCTCTCCTTTCATTCTTGCGGAGATACAGCCAATGTGCTAAACTAAACTTACCCCTAAATGGGGTGGGGGTATTTCACCCCCTATCCGATTACCTAGTAATCAGATATTTAATTCTAAGCTTAAACCAAAGAATCTTGATTTCGACTTCTAGTTCTTTGTGTTTAGGCTTTTTGTTTAGCCTAGACTTCATCAGCTGTACCTCCTTTCGTTTTGCTTAATTCCTTAAGCTTGATTATAGTTTAACACGGTTAAACCGTGTTGTCAACACAAAACTGCTATTTTTTTTATTTTTTAAATTATTTTTTGACAAAAGCACGGTTTATCCGTTATAATACAACTAGAAATGAGGTGTTATTATGAGTGGGTCTCTCGGAAATAAAAAGATAATGGCTTCAAATATAAGAAGGCATTTAGAAAAAAAGAATATGAACCCTAAAGAGTTTTCAAAAGCGATGAATTTTAAGTACAGCACAGTTTTAGATTGGGTAAACGCCAAAACTTATCCAAGAATCGACAAAATCGAATTGATGGCTAACTATTTTAACGTTGAAAAATCTGATTTAGTAGAAATGTATTCTCCTGAAATTATTTCTGCTACTTCTAACATCGTCATCCAATTAGACAAAGAACTCAAAGAACCTCGTCACAGTGATTGGATAAGTTACGGTGAAAATCTTTTATCTGAACAAAACACAGTAGAAGATAGTAAGAATACAGTAGTAGAATTATTTTCTTACAACTACTACGACCACGCAGCTTCAGCTGGTACAGGTCAGTATCTAAATGATGTACAAGTAGAAAAAATTGAGTTACCAGTCGATTATGACGCAGACTTTGTTATCCCTGTTTATGGTGATTCCATGGAACCGAAGTATCACTCTGGGGATTATGTATTTGTTAAGCTATCCGTAGACCTCACGGATGGCGATATAGGCGTCTTTGAATACTATGGTGACGCTTATATCAAACAGTTGCTTATAAACGCCGAGGGGGCATTTCTGCACAGTTTAAATAGCAAGTACGATGACATTCCGATTGACGCAGATAGCGACTTTAGAATTATTGGTGAGGTTGTGGGGAGTTATTCGGGAAAATGACAATCCCGTCCAACGAAGAAGTTTTTGGGTAAATTTTAAAAATTAAGATTATTTTTATAAGGAGATTTATTATGAAAAAATGTTCAATTATTGCGATAGTTGTTGTTGGAGTTATGGCTACAGCTACAACTCCAGAATTATCTAACAAGTTATTTAGTCAATCTGTTACTGTAGTTGCTGTATCAAAGGAATACCAAAACGCTTTAGAAACAGCAAAAATGGTGAAAGACGCCAATATGTCAAAAAAAGCATTTTATGACATGATGATTAACGAAAGTAAATTTGAAAAGAAAGCTGTTGATTATGCAGCGAAAAAATTAAAGATAAACTGGAAAAAGAATGCACTTGCCCAAGCTAAAAGTATGCAAAAATTCGGCGCATCAAAAGAAACGATAAAAGAACAACTTTCTGCTAACAGCGACGGTGGTGGTTTTACTAAAAAAGAAGTAAATTATGCTATTAAACACCTAGAAGACAATAATAAAGACAAATAAAAAAGCCCCACGCTCAAATTTGGCGAGGAGAGCGTGAGGCGATATGCAATCAATAAGAAACAAGCATTAAATGGCTCGTTTTCTTGTACCTAATTATACCATTTTTAGGAGGTGATGCCAATATCCTATCTCAAAATCAGCACTCCCCAGCGCAAAGAGAGAGGAAAAACAATGATTAAAAAATACACTAAAAAAGATGGCACAACTGCCTATTGCTTAAGAGCATACCTCGGGGTTGATCCCGTGACTGGTAAACAAGTCAGGACAACTAGGCAAGGTTTTAAAACGGAAAGAGAAGCTAAAAGAGCCGAGGTAAAACTTATTGATGATTTTCAGCGTCAAGGCGCCTGGAAAAGCAATGATAGAACTACATTTGATGACGTAGCTAAACTGTGGTTTGAACAGTATAAGAATACAGTCAAACCGTCAACATTTCTGGTTAACCAAAACTACTATAAAACAATTTTAAAGCCACATTTAGGACAACTGCAAATGACGAAGATAACTGTCATGATTTGTCAAAAATTTGTGAATTGCTTGTCTCGATATAGCGGTTATACGCTTTATCTAAGTCTAGCAAACAGAATTTTTAAATTTGCTGTCAATTTAGGTATTATTGATAATAACCCTATGAGCAAGACATTGAGATCAAAGTGCACTTACAAAAACGTGAATACACTCACCAAAAAATATTACACAAAAGAGGAATTGAATACTTTCTTGAGGATTGTGGAAGCTGAAGAAAGTCTAGAGATGCGTCTGATTTATAGATTGCTGAGTTATGGCGGTTTTAGAATTGGTGAATTAATGGCTTTAAAAGATACCGACTTTGAATTCCATAACAATACTATCAGCATTACAAAAACTATTGCCTATACAAAAGAAGGATGGGCTGTACAATCTCCTAAAACCAAAAAAAGCACTCGCGCTATATCAATGGACGCTGAGACCATGTCGTTAGCCAAATTATATATTAAGCAAAGTATCAAACCTTTACACGGATCGTTTAAATTGTTTAATTTTTCTTGCGACACTGTGAGAAACAGACTGGATAAACTTATATTGAAGCATGGATTAAAAAGGATTACTCCCCACGGGTTTAGACACACCCACGCTTCGTTACTGTTTGAGGCTGGGATTCCCGCTAAGATTGCACAAGAGAGGTTAGGTCACGCTAAAATAGCAATCACAATGGATTTATATACTCACTTGTCCAAAAAATCAAAGGATGATGTTGCTGACAAATTGGCTGAACTTGTCGCTGTTTAA